AAATATTTGGGCAATGCTTTCTTTAATTACCTCCCAAGTATAATTTAGGATTCCCTTAATTATTTTCATTATATCCTCCTTGTCATGGCTGCTGCCACAATATTGCTTGCAATAATTACTGGCACAATTACTTCCTGTGCCTTTTCTCTTTGGTCATCTGTCATATCTTTGCCCCACTCTGACGGGCTAAATACTTTTTCAAAATCTATATTTGTAAATGCTCCTATAGGATCTGATAATAATTGTTCCGCCGCCAATTCTGTAGTCGCATCTGCTAATGTATATGGCATAGGAGCATCAGCATTTTCTTCCGCCCTATTAGAAAATTCTACCACTGCCGCCGCTAAAATAGGATTTTCTTTCATCGCTTCAGCAATCACTGCAATTTCCGCAGCCTTAATTCCTAATTCTTCTGCAACTTCCTGCTTTGCTTCTGCTGATAATTCCACTAAAACATTTGCCACAGCTGCAGCTTGCTCTGGAGTTAATTTAACAATTACATTATCTTTACTAGTTAAATTAGCTAGCGCACTCAAATCATCTGTGATACTATTACCTGATGGTTCTTTTGAAGGTTCAGCAGGAGTTGGTTCTGGTTCAGGAGTTGGCTCTGGATTTATATCCGATGGCAGAGGTGAAGGCTCTGGTGAAGGCTCTGGAGTGGGCTCAGGATCAACAGTTGGTTCTGGCTTCGGCTCATCTGTGGTTTCAGGCGTTGGCTCAGGAGTGGGATCGACTGGTTCAGTTTGCTCAGGTGATGGTTCAGGAGAGGGGGTAGGCTGTGGAGATGGTTCTGGTTCTAGGGTCTCTTCTGGCGTTGGCTCTGGTGTGGGTTCTGGGCTATTGGATTGCTCAGGGGTAGGTTCTGGTTTAGGTTGATTCGCTGCAGCATTTGCAGCAGCTTGTGCAATTGCAATTGCAATTTCTCTAGCTAATTGTTCTTCATAATAATTCCAAGCATCATCAATAGCATTATTTAAATCTATAATTGATTGATTATAAGCATCTATAGTATTATTTTTTGCGGTTAAAGCATTAGATGTGTTTGTAATTGCAGTATTATGTGCAGCTGTTTTATTTGTTAAAGTTTGATTGTAAGTTGTTAAAGTTGAATTAGCAGAATTATATTGAGATAACGCTGTTTGATATTGAGAATATTTGGTATCACGATCTGCTTGCAAAGAGGCTCTATCGTCTATTTGTTGTTGTGTTAATGGAGATCCATAGGCAATCCACTCTGCTGGAATTCCGCTCCACCATTGATTTGTTCCAACTCCGACATGCATATTTCCTGGACCACCGCCGTTATACCACCAAGCTTGCAACTGTAATGTTTTATCAGAAGATGTATCAAACCATTGAGTATATGGGCTCCAAGAAGTTCCCTGTTCTTGCCATTGTTCTGTAGCTAAAACTCCATCAACATAAAGTCTAAATCCATCATCAGTAGATCCAGCAAATTTTACTGCATCTATTTCGGCTGGTACTGTGATAGTTGCTTCAAATATACCAATTATATTTTGAGATAGACCACAAATAGCCCCAGACCCAGCCCATATATCAAATGTAGGAATAGTTCCATGACACATTAATCCAGCTCCTTGAGCTAAATATGCGTAATTACCCATACGAGACAATGGGTATATTCTAAAATAAACACCTGTACTTCCGCCATTTCCATATGTTGCGATATGTGCATTAAGTGCTATTTGTGCAGAATTGTAAGTGTTATACTTATTATTTTTATCAGTTAGCTTTGTAGACACTATAGCAGTCTGGGTATCAACTGCGGTTTGAGCTATTTGTTTTTCAGATAAAGCTGTTTCTTCTGCTGCTACCGCCGCATCATAAGAATCTGAAGCATCGTCTCTTGCGTCTTTTGCAGCTACTGCAGCATCATATTTATCTTCTGCTTCAGAAATTAAAAATTGAAATTCTTCTTTGTAATTTAAATCAGCGACACTTGCGTTTAATTCTTGTATTTCTTGAGCGGCTAAACCCAATGGATCATCACTATATGCAGGCGTTAAAAACAGCCAACCAAAGCCTAAAATGGCGGCTAATGATAATCTCCATAATTTAGTCCTAGTCAACTATAACTCCTTGTTACAACTTTTGCAACAAGTTAATTATAACATTGAACTATTTAGCGTTATCTGTTTTGTAAAAGCCTGTGCCTTTAAACTGAATGCCGAATGTGTTGAATTGTTTAACCATTGCCGCACCGCATTTTTCACAAAGCTCTACTGTGTTGGCTTGTGTTATTGGCTTAGGTATTTCTTTTGTGTATGAACAAATCACACACTTGTAATCATAAGCTGGCACTCTATCTCCTAAATTTAAAGGAGCAGTTTAGCCGCATGCTCAGGCGGATCCTAGGCTGCGATGCCCAGGTTACTATTATACTATTTCTTCTTCTTACGTTTCAAGAGGCCTTCTTTTTCTGCCTGCTCAAGCATTTCATCCTGCTCTGCGCCAGAAATTGCGGCTAATTCATCACCATCAGTAATTGAAAATACTTTTGGTTTTGCTTCCTCTGGAACCCTTTTAATTAAATTAACTATTAGCATTCCTTGTAGCATTATAGCGCTATGTACTTCAACATATTCTGCAAGAGAAAATGTTCTTGTAAAATTGCGGCCTCCAATACCTCTGTGAATGTAGGTGCTACTGGTATCCGATTTGCTTTCACCAGTAATCGTTAAAACATTTTTTTCCTGCTTTACTGTGATGTCTTCTTTGCTGAATCCTGCCAAAGCAATTTCAACAGCATAGGAGTCTTCTCCAATTTGTTTTAGATTGTATGGCGGGTAATTAGTAGATGCACCCATAAGTTTTTCAAGATCTTTAAAGTGGCGATCCCAGCCAATAAAAAATGGATCTTTAAAAAGATCCAATGATAGGTTTGTAACCATTTTATTCCTCCTTCAAGCGAATAAATTAATATGTGGGCCCCTAACGGCGACCCACATATATTATAGCAAAAAGCTTTTTAGATTACAAGATGCGCTTTTTCTTTTCTTTCATCTTTTCTTCATTTGCTGTTGCAGCATACAAAGCCCTCTGGTGAGCCAAAGCTCTACCTCTGCTTGGGTGGCATCCTTTGAGTTCGCCTTTGTCATTGACTACTGCAAACCCTCTGCAACCTGCTACATTTTGTTTAATGTCGTATGGCATTTTATCTCCTATTCGTTTGGCGTGTCTGGGAAATCCATTTGGATTAAACCCATTTCTTTCGCCATTTGTTGTCCTTCTGGACTTAAATGTAAAGTGGCTTCTAGATTTTCATCATATTCCACTTCCATTAAACCTTTTTCATATAATTTAATTAAAGATTCGTCAATATGCTGGATGTGTGCCTCCCATAATTCTGGGGCTACATCTTTTGCTTTTTCATGGATAGCAAAAATCATTTCGCCATTTTCATCCACGCCCTCTAGGGTTATCGCACCTATTTCTAAATAGTATTGCAGTTCCATGTCCTCATCCATATCTCTATTATACTCTCTTTTGTGTGGCGTGTAGGACTTGAACCTACGACGACCAAATTATGAGTTTGGGGCTCTGACCAACTGAGCTAACGCCACAGGGTCTTATTGTATTGTCCCGTCCTCATTTTTGTCAATAGTTGTTTCTACCAACTGCTGGACATAGTCAGAGAAGTGTTTTCTGACGCTTCCTGGCGGTCTTGATCCAAGAGATTTCCACAGCCTCTTGTATTCAATTACATTTGCAAATGTTGTAGGACACAGCATGTACCCAGCGTACTCTTTTAAAGTAGTTGGAAGCGGCACATGCTTTCCACAGCACTTACATTCTCTTGCTTTTTCTTGGTATATGCTCATAGTATTTCCATTCCGTCTAGTACATCCGCCAATTTTGAAGGCATTTTGGGAGGCCTAATTACATTTAATCTAATATCTTCTTCCTGTCTATCATTTCTACGGGCTATTGAGTCATATGTATGAACATCAATTTCTCTGTTTGCTTCAAACTTAGTTTTACTTATAGCATTATATATTGAGCCACAGACTGCGTCAGCTAAGTCTTTTGATCCTTTTCTTGGGTGATCAACCTTATCACGCATAATTTTCAGCTGCAACAACTCGTCTATAAGAAGTGGTATATGTGGGCCAGAAAGCCTGTCCTCTGCGACCACCATTGCCATATCATCATAATGTTTTTTAGCAACAGATAGGGTTTCTGTATTAATTCCATATTGTTTTAATTGTTGCATCATATCATGTGAGTTCCATCGGTCAAATGTACATAATCTTATTTTAAATCCTTTTGTTCTTAGAGAAAGAATATAGTCTTTGACCTCAGTAAAATCTACTGACTTATCTGCAGTAGGAGTCCAATATCTAACTGCATCTACTTCTACGATTGGCGCAGGCTGGGAGTATGTGTCGGTTACTTTTACATTTACCCACTTTTGAACGTGAGCCATAGATACGGCACAATGGTCATGCTTTTGTGCCAAGTCTACATGTATAAAGTATTCCTTGTCTGGGTCTGGTGCGAACCAATTTTCAAATCTGCCAAATTGATCTACGGCTAATGCCATATTATTAAAAGCTTTTTCTATTTTTTCTCTTGATTTAAAGAATGCATCAATCGCTTCTGGTGGCATGCAAGCAAAACGACCAAGAGCGTCTGGCATATTCTTGTAGAATTCTACTTTAAAATTTTCTATAGTCTTTGTAGGATTTATTTCCCACGTAGGTCTTTTCAAAGCATAAACTTTAGGAATTGTATAAGACACAATGTGATCTTCTTCCCATTCAACAGTTATTTCATTTCCATCTGTTCCGTCTGGCAAGCTTTCATCCATCTTCAAAGTCTTAGTTCTGACTACAGTTTCTTTTTCAGCAATTACAGAATCATAAAATTTTTGTATTGGATCATTTTTAAATCGTGGGAATGAAAGCAAAATTACTTTACCATAATCTGGAAAACGAGATACGACAGATCCACGATACATATCATAGATAGCGTCTGCTGTTTTTGCTTGGTCATGCCCAGTCGTATTCTCTGTAGCGAAACCTGAAATTTCATCTAGGATAACTGCTATTACGTTATACCCCTCCCAAGCTTCACGTTCCGAGTGGCCAGAATGAACTGTTATAGCCTTATTAAATTTCATTTCAGATGCCTTAGCCTCATACTTACCAATAAACCAAGGAGATCTATCTACTCTAGTTTTAAACCCTTTAAAGAAAACGTTGTTGGCCTGTTGAGCGTTAATAGCAATATTAAGAATATCTATAGAGTCTCCAGGAGGTTTTCCGTAATATGTTGCTGGATCTTTGAGGCAGAGCAATAGATATACCATATAAGATACTGCTATAGTTGAACAGTAGTCTTTTCCGCTACCCTTACCTAATTGTGCAATTACTTCATTGCAAGTTTGTTTAAACCTACGACGACCTTCGTCTTCCCCAAAAAGTTTAATAAGAGTAGACTCTTTATATATCTGAGAACTTTTTTCAATTAATGTGTATTGATATTCAGAAAGCGGCGGAAGGCCAAGATAATCTGGACTAGTAACAAATGTCTTTAAATCGACTGGCCTCTCATCAAATTCCTCACCGTCAAGGATATCAATTAGATCATTGAAATTAAGATCCACTAGCTTCCCCAGCCTCAATTATAACTGGCTCAACAACTCCTGTTATTTGAGATAAACGCTTGGCAACTTCCATCTTACACTTAGGACATGTTGCTGTAACTTCTTTTAGAATCTTAACTAGAACATCCTGTTTGCGTTCTGTTTCTGCTACCTGCGAAGCCAACTCTTGATTATCAAGTAAGCCAACCTCTTGTAGCATCCCAATTCTTTTACCTTCAATATCTGCAATTAGTTTTAATGCCGTTGCTTTTATGTTTAATTGTCCTGCTTGATCCGCATCCTCTACGGTCTTCCAGGCCTCTTTTATTAACATGGCGTAATGTTGGTCTGCTCCAGATATGGCTTCCTTTGCCCTGTCACGAGCCCCAGAATCGCTTTTAACGACCTCTTTCCACTCGTCTATATACCCTAAGACCTCTGCACGTTTAAAACCAGTTATAGAGGCGATTTGAGTTGGATTGTTACCTTTAAGTAGTTCTTCAACTACCTTGTTCATGCGATCAAAATGATCAGCTAATTCAATGTCCATATATAGATATTATACCATCTTAGTTGACTAAAATCAGTCTTGAATTTGCTTGGCTATTTTTAATAAAACTAAATATCCAATTAAATCGTCAATATCATTATCTCCTGGATAATCTGTGCCCTTCATAAGTCTATTTAATTTGTCATCAATTCTGACATGGAGTTGTTCTCTTGGTCCCGCCTTTGAAAATATACGAACAGGGTCAAGGGCTGAATTGCCGTAGGCAATATTCTTTTTGACCAGCATATGTGCAATTTCATGGCAGGTGTTCCAAATTTCTTTTCCTGCCTCTGTACCTACAGTAAGTAAATATAAATCTTGGCACTCAAATTGTTTTGAGTCTGGAAATACTGGCTCTAACATATCCGCTCCTATTGAACTTGAGACTGATATTTATCATCAATCTCTATCCCGCCAGCGATTTCTGGCTGGAATGTGTAAACATTAAATATACCTTTTGAACCATGTCTAAATATGAACCAGTCTGTCGGGTAGTCCATTCCTGTTTCTTTTACATACTTCAAAAGCTTTTTTGCTCCAGAATTTGAAACTACGTAGCATAAAGTAGACCAGTCTTGATATCCTTTTGCTATACAAGGATTTATTATATCATTATGATTAAATCTTGGGAACTGGTTGGGGTGCACGAAGATACTAAATATATCATAATCTTTGGGGCAAAAATCTAAAAACAAATTATATTTATCTATAAAAGAATTATTTATTTTCGCATCGTCTTCAAAAACTAGCAGGCTGTCAAGATTATTTTCATCTACATATTTCCAAGCAAGGTAATGGCTAGCAAAATTTCCTAGTTCACCAATTTTAAAAGAGTCCCAGCCTAATTTAAAATCTTTATTTTCATTAAAAAAGCTTTCTTTTTCTATTTCATTTCTAGCATTTAATGATTTTATATTATGTTTATTTCCATTTAAATAAGAGTCTATATCTTTTCTATTAGATTTTCTTTCATCATTTATATATATAATATGGTAATCAATACTTATTTTATTTTTAGTCAAGTCAAAATCTTTTCCATAAAATGAATTTAAATCCATACAGTTCTTGTCATGAGACATTCTTGCATATATTTTATTTACAGTCTGACTATCTTTTTCTGAAAACTCTTTAAACGTTTCAAATATTTTTATGGTTTCGTTTGTAGCTTTATCATGACTATAAGACGATCCGACGGGGTGAGTTATTAAATTTTTGCTATCTCTTAAAATTATTTTATCCTTTGATATGGCTAAAGAAGAATGTACAATATCAATAGCCCATCCAGATACCATGCCCTCCCAGCCATGCTTTTGCTCAAAATAGTTAAAGAAGTCTAACATGTCCTTTACGATATCTTTGTGCATAAAAAACATAATCCCATTTGTATTTGTGGCAATAGAGAGATTGTTGTCCAGGCTTGAAACTTTTAAATTTGTAGAGCTAAATCCCCATGCATCATTTGTAAAATGTGGAGCGTACAGACCTATATTTTCGTAAATAGAAAGCACATGTAGCGATCTTTTAATAACACTATTCCAATCAGAATAACTTATATCTCCGCACATAAATAACATATAGTCATTATTAAAATCAAAATCTTTTAATGCATAGTAGAACTGCCTATAGTATCTTATGTCTCCGAGATTATTCCATCCTTCTCTTGGTGTACCAGAATTAATAATTTGTAAATTAAGTCCAGAAGCTTTAAACTGAGAATCAATATCTAATACATTATCATAGTAATCGTCCCAACATACTAGATACCCTTGTACTTTCATTGCATTCTTCCTCTAATTTTTGTAGACGATATAGTTTGAGTATAAGGCACATAAACAAGACCTATTCCTCTTTCATCTAACCATTCCTGAGTAAAAGACATTTGTGAATAATAATCTTTTTTGGCCCAGTCAGATCCAACGACTATATAATTAGGTCCTACCATTTCTATTGAAATCCTTGAGTCTTGTCCGCCGACATTCATGACAACTTCATCTACATATTTGCAGGCTAGCAAAACATCTAGCCTTTCTTGTTCGCTGCATATGGGCTTTTTATTTTTGAATTGAAATATGAAATCATCTGTATTAAGAGCGACTACCACTTTACCATCGACGCCAGCAACTTCTCTACATCTCTTTAAAAGATTAACGTGCCCTGAATGAAACAAGTCAAATGTACCACCAGTATAGACTATATTCATTGAGATATCCTATCATATAAGTCTTTTGAAACAAACCAGCTGTCCCATTTTGATTCCTCTGGCATTATCATTACATATCCTTTACTTGTTAAAAGATCTGCAATCAAGTCTTTTGTATATGTATTATTATGCTCAACTGTAATTAGATTAAATTTGGTTGAGAAGTCATACGAATTTAGTATATGGTATTCGGATCCCTCTGTATCTATTGATAAATAGTCTACTGTTTCTGGGCACGAATGCTTCTCAAGCAAATCTTTTAAAGATATGGTGTCTACCATATAGTTGTTTCCATTGTGCTTTCTTGTCTCAGTATGAACATCATTATATGCATATTCTGCTATCCCAGAAAGACCTTCAAAATTTTCTACTTCTACAAATTCTATTTGATCCCCGCTTTTATCTGACACACACAAGGTGTCTATCTTTGCCGTTCTTTTTGAAGGAAGTATTTTGTTATAATGTTTGGAGGGCTCTACTAATAAGCCTTGCCACCCATAATAAGTTTCAAGTAGGAATGTATTTGAAAGATATACTCCATCACACGCTCCAAACTCTACAAAATATCCTGGCTTGTTACCAAAACAAAACAATGCCAATAGGTCTTGATTTATTTGTGAATAGCTTTCTTTTGTAGCACAGAAATATCTAAAATTATTTAGAATCATTTTATAAGTCCATTATCTTTTAGGGCACGATAAATTGTCATGGTAGTAACGTTACATTCTTTGGCAATTTCTTCCATAGTTTTTTTCTGCACAACATACCGTCTGTAAAGCCAGTCTTTACTTTTATATAACTTCATCGCTCCGTCAATACTGTATTGGAATAGTGTGCAATGCCGAATGCATCTGCCACATCAAAATCATCTAACTGCAAATTATATTTATTATTAAAGTAATCTACAGTCCTTTGCTTTCTGATCTCCCGCATTTTTGCTTTATACCAAGAGTCAGCATGTCCTGGATTTTCAAATCTAAGTTTATCTTTCTCCATTTTTGTTGGGTTTTTATTTCCAATATATGCCTGCCAAGATGTAGGAGATATAGTAATAACACTAGCGCCACTAGACATAAGTTCAGCAATGACAACGCCGTAAACATAGGATAATTTTATCACGGCGTCTGGGGATTTGACAAACACCGCTCCTTCTACAACAATATAGTCAGAACTTAATTCGTCTAGCATAGCATGCATTTTAATTTTGGCATCATGAATTTTTTCATATATATCTGCGCCAGAAAACTCTACCTTACCCCATTTTAATGGCTTATCATTTTCCATAAGGCAAAAGGCAACCGAATTAGTCTTTTGATTTATATCAATCTTTTTTTGGCAACCAGAACATACACTTGATTCATTGTATCTACTTAATCTAGCATTACATTTTTTGCAAGATCTTTTTGCTCCGCCTCTAATTGCCTTCTTCTCATAATATTTTTCCATGATTCTACGATTAGTAGCAATACGGCAACATTCATCTGAGCAGTACTTTTGATTATGCGTCTTTGCCTCAAAGTCTTTTGCACATTCTTTATTAGCACAAATCATTATTTCTGCACCTCATATGGTTCTATTTGAACTTCCCCTGTAGGGCCAGACCAGCATTCTTTTTTAATCGGGCAACCCTTACAGGCATAACTTGTTTTTAGGAATGGCCTCATTGGAAGCCCGCCATCCTTATAATTATCATAAACTTCACATAGCCATACAAATAAATTATCAATAAGCTCTTTGTTTTTATCATTCATCTGTATCGGAATAATAAGTATCTCTTGTGTATTTTTGTTTTCATACAAGAAGAATGCTTCTTTAACATTACGAAGCTTCATATATGTGAGCAACTGAAGCATATGGTTTGCTGATGGTGACATTTCTGCCTGCCTTGTATCCCAAACCTCTTGCTTAGCAGTTTTTATTTCTCCAAGAATTTCTTCATCATCCCAATTAATTACAAGATCTATAAAGCCACGGATAGGAGGATATTCATTCTTAATTTCCATTTCAGTCTGTACTGACTTTATGTGACCTCCCATTTTTTCAATAAGACCTTGTATTCTTTCGTGGGCCTGAGTACCTTGAGCCATATTTGCAACAGCCTGAGAGTCATTGCTATCTACAAAGTTTGCTCCGCTAAAAGCCATATACCAGTATCTCGGACAATTACCATTACCATATCCAAAGCTGCTTGGACTAAATGTATACTTAGTCATTTCTCCATCTGCACGTTTTGTAGCAAGATAGGCTTCATCAAGCATCTTAGCAAACTCTTTAGGGTCAAACTTGCCCTCATACTTTTTAAACTTTAAATTTTTTACTATGTCTCTAGCCATTATAACGAACGACATACTTGAGGGCATCCACAAGCTTGTCTATCGACTCCTTCGCTGAATAATATATATTCTTCTTATTGTTGTTTACTGTGCCAGCTTTATCCTTAGCAATTGTTGAATATACTGAGGCTAGCATAGAAAACTTTGTAGACATTGCCTGTAATTCAATAATAAGATGTGGTGCTTTTGCTGCTGGAACATCTGGGTTAAGTAGAAGCTTTACCACAATGGCAAGCGCTTTATCAAGCTGTTCATCCTTCATGTACTCATGTAGATCATTGAACTCTGTTATATCATTGATTAATTCAAGAGTATTTTTTTCTGTCATGCTAATACCTTTGTAACTATAGCGTACCCGATCCAGAGTCCAACAATTCCCATAAGGCCAGCAAATACTGGAGGGGCTGGAATGGGAAGTTTAAATGCGCTAAATACTCCGCCCACAACAGCTCCAACTAATGTTGTCATAAATATGTCTCTCATTCGTGCCACTTTTCTACTAACTGTTCCAGTAATGACCATTCAATTACTGCTAATCTTGTCTTGCTATTATCTTCGCCTATTACTAATTTTAGTACAGGATAGTATGCTCTGCTTACTTTAAATGTATCTGTGCATACTTTAGCCCACATTTCTTTTGACACCGCCACAGACTTACCAGACTCTTTATAATCTACAACAAAGCCTTTCCATATTGCATCACCTTTTTGGTAATCGCCTCTACCGCTGTTCTTTTGCTGCTTTGCTCCATCACGTTTTGCTTCTGATCTTTCAGACATTAATTTATCCTATACAAATTTTTATGACCGTCTGGGCAAGTCCAAGTCATTTCTAAAGTTTGCTGATTCCAATAGTAAAATTCAGAATCCTTATTACATTTAGAACACGGTCTAGACTCATCTATCTTATCTAGACCTGGCTCTGGATCTTTATTCTGTATAAACTCATTAAGATTTGGCATCAATAGCCTTAACCAATTTGTCTACCACTTTTGGATTATCACGAAGGAACTGCACGGCTTTTGCTCTACCTTGTAGCCGCTCCCCTTCCACGGTGTACCAAGCGCCACCTTTTTCCACGACTCCGCACATTTCGGCAACATCAAGGACTTCTCCTATTCTATCAATACCAACAGTTTCTCCTTGGTAATAAAAATCATACTGACCAGAT